TGCCAGTTTGGTTTTTGATCCATATTTAAACCAGTCCATTCATAAGTCGTTCCATTGATGGTTTCAGTAACGGTTGCATTGGGCATAGAAATCGTGTCGCAATTTCCGCAAGATATGCCAGATCCTGTCACCGAGTAGGTGTAACCTGAATTGTAGCGAACTTCTCGGATATTTTCCGTCAAATTATTTGTGGTGACGCTTCTGCTTGTACTTGTAGCACTTGTAAAATTTGGCACTACGGGAACTGCGTGTGCTGGACTAACAAAAAATATAAAGAGAAGATATTTCCACATTAATCAACGGTCAAGTCTGTAACGAATTGACCAGTAAGAACGACCCCTGTACCTGTGCCAGCAGAAAGAGTCATTGTATGGTTATCTAAAGTCACTGCAGCTGTGCCAACAGAACCAGCACTTGTGGATGTTAAATCACTAAAATTGCCCACAGTACCTACTGTTGGAGCAGAACCAGCAGTTTGATCACCTTCAAGGTAGCTAGTAGAGAAAGAAAAAGCCTCGCCACTTGTTGATTGTGAAACGGAACTTGGAAAGCTAATCGCTGGAACTCCCGAAGTGACAGAGCCAAATCCACCCACGGTGGCTGCAGAGTTTGAATCGGTTGTGGCGATGTTGTTTCCACTGATACTGTAACTTGATCCAATCTTATCTGCTGAAGTTGCTGCTGATAAACTCTCAAGTTTTACACTTGACGTTATTGAATGTTGAATATCTGCATACGAGGCAACTGGTATAAACAGAAATAAAAGAAGTAGCTTTTTCATTTGATTCCTACATTAGTGTCCTTGTTATCTACTATTTTAGCAGCGTTTGTGGGTTTCTTTTTGTTAACGGAGATACCATAGCTGCCTAAAACCCCACTGGTCAAGCCAGCTAAAAACGCTCCATCATTACGAATTTTATCCATATATCCAAGAGTCATCATTGCTAAACTCCAGCAAAGAATCATGAATCTGACAGCGTGACCAAAGATTTCACCCCAATCAGTCCCTTCTTTTTCTTCTTGTTCTTCAATCATGCGGATTGCCTTTCTTGTTTTATACTAGCAATTTAGCTATGTTAGGAAAAGAAAACAAAAATTCATGTCAAAGTTTCTCATTAATTTATTTATAAGGTTCGGCAAATCTGAATCTCTTCGTAAGGGCGTTTTGTTAATGCTTAAGTCCGCAGCCGAAAAAAGTGACAATGACGTCGATGACGCAATCGTCAAAATGATAGAAGAGAAGCTCTTTCCAGTAAAATGATCAAAAAGTTTCTAAACATCGACATAGAAAAAGCTCCTCCAGAGATGGAACTAGAGGTTGAGCTTCAATGCAGACAAATTATGGAGTCTGATGACATTGATAATATAAAACGATATTGCACACACTTGGTCAGATATAAATTAAAACAAGATATGTTTTTATCTTCTCTTTTAAATCACTTTGTTGATCTTGAATTTGTAAAACCAAGAAGGAAAAAGCGTTTTAAGTTATTCTAGAGTTTTCTCATATTCCTTGAGATATTTATCTTCAAATTCTCTAATTAACATACCGTTTGTTTTATCAATTTCATAATTAAATTTAAGAACCGCAGTTCTTATATGTTCTTTAACCCAACGACCCTCTTCATAAACAACTTGAGCCTTGCCATTTTCTTTAATAAAAACATAATGATCCTGTCCTTTAAGCTGTATATCTAAAAAATTTCTTTCTAAATCTTTACGTCTAATTTCTTTTAGTTTTCTTAGTTTAACTGAAGAATGTTCTTTTTTTTTCATTTTAACTCCAAAGTAATCTCAACCCATGACGCTTGTGGTTTGCATCCATCAATGACTCCATAAAAAGGATTATTCATAAACTCATAAGTTCTTTTACCGTCGGTGTAAATCATGCCGATATATGGGTTTTTGTAAAATTGCTTTTGTTTAGTCATTTTGATGTTTTTCAAAAAATAAAGCCAATCTCTGAATAGATGAGAGGGATTCTAGTTTTCTTTGAACTTGTTTGTATTTTCTATCATCATTCATTTCATTAAGATCTTCTAGCCCCTGTTTCATTTCAACTTCGCTTGCGATTCTGATTGCTTCGCTGCATCTTTTGGAAGGCTTGGTTTTAAGATGAACGGTTTGTTGAGCAATAGCCCGACCAGCAATCACGCTAATAAGTTGATTTATAGAATCAAGAACTGGTTTCATAATACATGAAAAAGAGGTTGTAAACAGTTTTAATCGTAAACTGAAAACGATTGTGGTAAATAGAAAAGCACCGACATAAGTGGAAATGGGCAGAATGGAACATCGGTTCGTTGAGCTACTTTACGCCACAGTGAGTTGAGGCGAATCAGATAGCAATGGTCATCTCTTTGGCTCTTGCACCTACAAGAGATGTTAAAACTGGTTCTTGATCGTATAACCAGCAAGCGAAAGGAATAAAATGATTTGAAATGAATCAATCTGCATGGAGCCATTCTGAACAACTGCAAACTGCGATAATGAATATGTTTAGGACAGTTTTTATCGTGTTCTGTCAACGATAGATTTGAGCGAAGTGGTGTCGAAATGAGAAAAATCGAGGTGAGAAGTTCTGCGTTTCAAATCATGGGATAGAGCAGCATAATTGCGAAAGAAGTCGCAAAAAATTAAAAAGAGCTGATAATCATCTCGCATACTTATTCAGTAATAGAGATGTTAAGAAGGTTTTGATCGTAAACCTCAAACGATTGCTAAATCAAAACGGGACGGGGCCGAGCGATGCGGAGAGTGGAAGGACGTAATTTCTGAGCTGATTGGCTGCTAATCACCTCATCAACCTATTAAGTCTTTGAGGTGTTGAAGAAAGTTTTATCGTAAACTTACAACGATAGCTGTTAGTCAAACTGAGTGACAGTGAGAAGTAAAGAGCAGATGCACGATGAAAGACATCAAACTGATTTGAACCAAAAAGAGTTGAATTATCATCTCGTTAACCTGTTAAGTTTCAGAGATGTTAAAACACTTTTATTCGTAAAGTGTGAACGATTGGGAAGCGGTACGCCAAATAACGACAATCTACACGGCACAGCATCGGCTTTGAGGCAAGCGGCTATAAATGGAGCAGCTAAGTTTGCTGATAATTAATCTTCATCGGGAGGTTTTATCTTGGGAATGGTGCCACCATCTTTTTGGATACGGAGCAGTTGTTTCTTTGCTCCATCAATAGCAGCAGCAATGAAAGAATGTCGGCCTTGATTAACTGAAAGCTGATCTCTGTCATATTGACCAAGATTTTCTACATCAATCCGATTAAACATCTTTCTTGTATTTCTCCTGTGTTTGGTCAAGCCTTGATATGCCTGACCGTTTAAATAATCGACAGCCTGTGCATCTGTCAATATCACAAGAGAACCTTTGTCTTGCCTTAAGACCAGTGGTTTCCCAATCTCTACTCGATTAGATTCAATCCATTGTTTGACTTGGAGGGACCTGAAAGACAAGTCCCTGTTTTGATCTCGTGAAGCTGTGATCAGCTTCTTATCAGTTAGAAGAAAATACATCTCCTCTACTTTTTCAGCAGAGATTCTTTCCCCTTTCTGAAGTTCTCTCCAAGCAACACCGCAGACTGAATATGGCAAGTCATCTGGGTTTTTCTTCATTCATCAACCTCCTTAATTTCTGTTACTTCAAATCTTCCGTATCGAGGTCGCCATGTTCCCAAGCCCTCTGCTTTACCAGCCATGATTGCGATTCTTCTAAGTTGATCCATTCCCATAAGCTCGTCATCAAGTAAGACTTGAAACCTTGCTTTCCAGTTTGGTAAATACAATCTGTTGACCCAAACCCCTCGACCTGTAAAGGCTGCAAGCTGAAGTTTTGGTTCTCTATGATTGATCATTTCGATTGCATCTTTTGGACCGTCATACTCAAGCTCTGGGTTGTTGTGGACAATCACAGACCTCAGCACATCCTTCCCAAGTTTCCATTTTGTTGCTGCGTTTCTTAAACATTTCTGGAAATTTGCACTTGGCATATAAGGTCGGCTGAACCCCTCAAAGTCAACGGTGTTCTCTCCTTCGTCAACGTTTACCTTTCCTTCTTTCATCCAGTAACCAGATAAAAGCCAATCAAGGACTCTGACGGCTCGATGAACTCCATCGGTCTTTGCTTTACCTTTTTTATCAGTAAAGAACTGCTTGTATTTTGCATAATCGCCCAATGGGTCAGAATATGCGACGTTTGAACAGAGAAGGCCGTTGATACCTTGCACTGTGATCTCTAGGTTTCTTTGAGACATGGTTGTTTGTTAGTTAAGTTTGTACTCTGTTTTGCTCGTTAACAGAAAACGAATGAGTCGATTTATGCCAAATTACATAGCTAAGATGGACAAAGCGTAAATTAGCTGCTTTAGGACTTACACCAAAGGAAGCCTAATATTTAGAACGGGATTTCATCCATCTCTGCTTGTGCTTTTTGAGCAGCCATTTGACCTGATATAAATCCAGTTCCACTTTTGGATTGCGTGTGCCATGCACTCACGGGAACTTTAATTACTTTTTCTCCTTTGTAATTTTCCTCTCCTCCTTGCCTTGTTATCCAATCAGCAAATGCCATCGCATCTTGCAAGCTGAACTCAACAGATCCACTCATATCGGGTGATTTGTCTGATTTCTTTTGCTGGTTGTTGAAAAGAACAAGCCTTCCTGTGAATGCGTTTTCAAAAGCCATGATTAAGATTCCTCCTTTGGGATGATGTTGTTTTCTTTCTCCCAAGCGATAACTTGGTCGAGGTTGTAGCGAACTCTTGATGCGGAAGGAGTCGATGCAAA